TAACAAGTTATATCAACAATTCAAAAATATGAACCACGCTAAAAAACACGCCCGCAGCGAGAAAATAAGAAAACGCCTCATAGAGTGCTGCAATAATGGGGAGCTGTTCATGCATGATGAACTGCAAATTTTTGCATACTTCCTAGAACGCTACCCCCTTAAAACCATTAGTGAAGTAGCCAAACAGCAAGGTAAAACCTATAACGGCATAAAGCAGCGCCTGGAGGCCGGTAAAGAAATGAGCATAAGCACAGGCGGCAAAACCTTTATTATTTAAAGCCCTCAACATCCAACCTTTAACCTCTAAAATCTAAAATCTAACATCTAACATCTAACATCTAACCTCCAACCTCTAACCTCTATCATCCAACAATCTCAAACCATTTCCAACAATCTTAAACACTACCGTAACCCGGTTACACCTAAAAACACCCAAGGCCGCCTAATATTTGCGCCATGCGGTTTAGCCTCTTCAACTTCTCTACAGAAAAACGCAGCGCCAGCGCCAACCAAACGGGCGGCACTTTGACCAACCCCGCCAAGTGGCTGCTAGATGCTTTAGGTGGCAACTTCTCAACCACCGTAACCCCCGCTAATGCCCTAAAGCTGGGCAGCGTATACAGCTGCATCCGCAATATATCAGAAGATTTGGGCACCATGCCCGTGTACCTGTACCAAAAGGGTGAAGATGGCAGCCGCCAGAAAATACGAGATCCCCGCGCAGAGCTGCTAAACCTGCGCGCCAGTGAGCTGCAAACCGGCCCCGAATTTAGGCAAAATACCACCGGCCAGGCCCTGGGTAACGGTAACGGCATTGCCCGCATAGAGCGGGGCGCCAACAATAAGCCCCTGCGCCTGCACTACTACCCCTTTCATGAGGTTACCGTAACCTGCGTAAACCGCAAGCTGTACTACAAATTTTTAGACCATCCGGAAACCTTGCCCTTTACGGAGGTGATTCACCTGCGCGCCTATTCAACCGATGGCGAGCTGGGCATTAGTCCCATTATGAACCACGCCATTACCATTGGCGGTGGCCTTGGGGCCAAAAATTTAAACCGCAAGTTTTATGAAAATGGCGGCTGGCTCAAAGGTTTCTTAAAATTATCCGGCTCCCTAAAAGAAGGCCGCGGCCAAGAGCTGGGTAAAGAGTGGGATGACAACTACGGTGGGCCCGATAATGCCTACCGCACCCCCGTGCTCCACAGCGGCACCGAGTTTGTGCCCGTTACCCTGCCCCAAAAAGATGCCCAGTACATAGAAAACAGCAAATTCACCCGCGAAGAAATTGCCGGCATTTTTCGTATACCGCCCGCCCTTATTGGCGATACCGAAAAAATGAACTTTCAACGTAATGGAGCAGGTAAAAATCCAATACGTAGTGTTCACCCTCATGCCCTGGGTAAAGCGTTGGGAAAAAGAACTCAGCTACAAACTACTCACCGCGCAAGAGCGCAACCAGGGCCTCCAATTCAAATTTGACGTAAACAGCCTCCTGCGGGGCGATACGGCCGCCCGGGGCAACTTCTACACCCAATTGCTAGACCGGGGCGTGCTAAGCCCCAATGAAGTGCGCGGCATGGAAAATCTAAACCCACGGCCTGGGGGCGATGAGTACTACACCCAAGTAAACATGCAAATAAGTGAGCAGGTAGAAGCGCAAGTAAACAAAACCCTGGCCGAAATTCAAAAACTCAAAGAAGATGGAAACGCCTAAAGACTACATCAACACCATTGAAGGCGCAGAAAGGCGCTTTACCACCCATCAGGTAAAACCCGTTACCCGCATGGTGGGTGAGGGTGAAGAGGCCCGTGAGAAAACGGTCATCCGCGGGATAGCCGCCAAAATAAATGAAGAAACCAACCTGGGCTGGTTTCGTGAAAAAATCGCCCCCGGGGCTTTTGATGAAGTGCTGGCCAGCGCAGAGCTAGATTGCCGCTGCCTCTTTAACCATGATGCCAACCTCATACTGGCCAGGCGCAGTGCCAATACAGACACCCTAAAGTTGGCTATAAATGCCGATGGGCACCTGGAGTACGAATACGAAACCCCCAACCGCAGCTACGCCCATGATTTGGCCGATGCTATTAACAGTGGCGATGTAGACCAAAGCAGCTTTGCCTTTCGCATAGCAGAAAACGGGCAAGAGTGGGAGTATGATCAAGACAACCCCAATAATGACCTGCGCACCATTACCCGCGTAGCCTCGCTATTGGATGTAAGCCCCGTAACCTACCCCGCCTACCAAAACACCACCGTAGCGGTAAGTGAGCGCAGCCACCAGGCCGCGCGTAAAGAAGCGCTCCAGCAGCGCAGCCCCAACAAAGGGTCAAACGCATCAGTGTTTGATGCTCGCCATAAATTAAATCTTAATAAATCCAAAATCCTTTAACAATGGAGACACTTAAGGACCTTAAAGACCTAAGGGCATCAAAAATAGATGCGCAAGGCAAAATTTTGTACAATGAGCAAGGTGAAAAACGCACCGAACTTTCACAAGATCAGCAAAAGCAATTTGATGATCTGGATCAGCAAATTCAAGGCTTAGATGCCAAAATTGAGCGTGCCGCTAAAGTAGAGGCCGCTGAAAAGCGCCTTGCCGCTCAAAAAGCCGCTGATAAAGGCAACCGCAAGCCCGAAGAGCAGCGTGCCGCTGAAAATTTCAGCTTTCAAAAAGCCGCGCAAACCCTGCGTAAACGCGGAGCATTAGAAGGGCTTGAAAAAGAAATGCATGAAGAGGCTGAAAATGAAGCCCGCCAATCTGGGGTAAACCTAGAGGGCCAGCTGGCCATCCCCAGCCGTGTAGCCGCCCGCATGATTACCCATAGCATGCAAAAGCCAGAGCAGCGTAGCCTTAACGCCACAGGTGGTACTGCTGGCGATCAAGGTGGTGTAGCTGTGCAAACCACAGTAGATACTACCATGCTTACCGCTTTGCGCCCCAAATTGCAACTAGCTCAAATGGGTGCGGTTACTTTGGGTAACTTAAATGGCAACTATGATCAGGCCACTTTAGGTGAAACCACCACCGCCTGGGAAGGTGAAGAAGATGAAGTGGCTGATGGTACACCAGGTGCTTCTAAGCGTGGGCTAACCCCTAAGCGTTTGGGTACTAAAACCATCATCACCAAGCAGCTTATCAATACCAGCAGCCCTGATATTGAAGCCCTGGTGCAAAACGACATCTTCAACGCTATTGCAGCCGCTATTGAAGCAGCCGCTATTAATGGCGGTGGCAGCAACCAGCCTGAGGGTATTTTAGCCACCAGCGGTATTAACATTGTATATGCTGGAGGCGCTACCGCCTCAGGTACCAATGCAGATGGTGCAGCGCTAGTGCGTGATGATATTGTGAACCTAGAAAAAGAAGTAGCCATTGACAATGCCGACATGGGCAGCTTAGGCTACCTAGTAAACGCCAAAGTGCGGGCCGCCCTTAAAAACACCAAGGCAGATGCTGGCTCAGGCATCTTCTTATGGCCGGCCGGAGCTACTGAGCTAAACGGTTACCGCGTAGGTACCACAAACCACGTGCCTAGTAATTTAACTAAAAACTCAGGTACTGGCCTTAGCGCCATGATCTTTGGTAACTTCTCAGATTTAGTGATTGGCCAGTGGGGCGGTATTGATCTGGTGGTTGATGAGTATACATTAGCTCAAAAAGGCCAAATGCGCATGGTGGCCAATGTGTTCTTAGACACTATGCTCCGCAGAACGGAAAGCTTTGCCGCTATTAAAGATGCAATAGCCTCCTAATATTTGTTTGGTTGATTGAAACCGCACCCCGGGCCCGCCCCGGGGGCGGTTTTTCACTAACATCCATCATCTAACATCTAACACCCAAAACCATGGCACAAGAAAAAAAGATTGAGATCCTATTCACCAAAAGCCCTACCGGCCGCTATGGCCTGGCCCATAGTGATGGTGATAAAGTAGCCCTGCCTGCCGCCCAGGCCAAGCAAATTATTGAAGATGGCTACGCCCTTACCGTGGCAGATGCCAAGGCCAAGGCTAAAAAAGAAGCCCAGGAAAAAGCGGCCAAACAAAAAGGCAAAAAAGCCTAACCCATGCAATACCAGGTAAGCATACCACCCGCGGCCCTGCCGGTAACTTTAGAGCTGTATAAGCAGCATTTGAATTTACCTGTAAATGAGCATGACCGTGATGATCTGCTAAACATGCAACTGGCAGCCGCCACTGAAAAGTGTGAAAGCTATGCCGGTATCAAAAGCATGAAGCAAACCGTGGTGGCGCACCTGGAAGAGTGGACCATCAACATCATACTCTACGGCCTCAGCCCCGTGCTGGAGGTGGTGCAAGTAGAGTACCTAGATGAAAATGATAATTGGCAAACCTATGCCGCCAGCAATTACAGCAGCTCTACCTTGGGAGTGCAGCCACGCATCAGCCTGCACGGTACTGCTCCCACCCTTAGCAGTACCGCCCTGTACCCCTTAAAAATAACCCTCCTATGTGGGTACAGTACCGCTGATGCCGTGGCCACCCAACAAAGTAAAGTGCCCGGTAATTTACAGGCCGCCATTTTGCTGGAAGCCACGCGCCTTTTTCAAACCCGTGAAAATGCCAGCATGCAGCCAGGCCTTACTACATCAGCCGAAAGGCTACTAGGACCCCTAAGAACTAGCCTAGTGTAATGAAGATAGCCCTGGGAAATATGGACCGCAAAATTACCATCCGCCAAAGCGTACAAGTACAAGAGGCAGATGGCAGCATACGTGATGTGTTTACCGATGTAACCACCCTCTATGCCCAACGCATACCCAAGGGCGCCAGTGAACCCTATGAGGGCGATGAAAAGCGCCAGGTGCAGAGCGATCAGTTTGTGGTGCACAAAACCCAAACCAACCTAAGCAGTGCCGAAAATAGCTGGTATTTGATGGGCGTGAGTATGAGATTACCGGCATAGAAGAACCAGAGGTAGCGGACACCTTTAACCGCGGCCGCTACCTGCTGCTGCATGCCCAGGCCAAAGGCGCAGTAAGTCCTACCGTTACCACCGCATTTAATTACGCCTACAATCAAAAACAATTTCAATAATGGCTGTAAAAACATTTAGCACCATACGCTCAGAAATTACCACCCAGCTGGCCGATAATACCAGCGGGGCTATTACAGCCGCCAACCTGCGCGCTATTTTTAACAGCGTGGTAGATAAGCTAGAGGCTGCCTACACCCCTTTAATACAAACCAACCTAAGCGCGGTAAACACCTACCAGAATGATAACCTCATTAATCTGGAAGCCTCCCAGCTGGTGGTAATACTCAATGGCCAGGTAATTAACGCCACCCCCAACTGGGTAAATGATAATGATGCCTTTGTGCCNGGTACCGGCACCCTCAANTTNACCAGCACCGTAAGCGGCCGCCTGCAAGTAGTCATCCTGCCAAAAGATAATGCCTCATGAAAAGATTAAGCACATTACTCATACTACTGTATTTTGGGTTTAGCGCCTCCGCGCAACCCGATACGCTGAGCCAACAAAGCCAGCTGCAAGATAATGCCTACCAATACCCCAACTACCTGCAAGGCGTAGGCGCGGGTAACCATGGCTGGAGCCGAGATTGGTGGCGCGCTAAACAACGCATAGATTCTCTACTAAATGCGGGGTTTAGTGGTGGTGGCGGCATTAGCCCAAGCGATACAGCCGCCATGCTGGCCACTTATGCCTTACTCTCCGAATTACCAGCCGCCCAAAGCCTTAGCTTTAACAGCAGCACCAACGTACTGAGTATAAGTGAAAGCAATGGCGTAGACCTTAGCAGCCTAAGCGGAGGCGGCGGCTCAGGCGGTTACACCGACACTGTAATTATAAGCGGAGGGAGCGACACTATTACCAACACAGACGAAGGCGTTTTATTTATCAGCCTAAGCGAAACAGAAGATACCTTGTATTTAGCAGCAAACCTGATCTTAGATAGCCTTTCCGAAGTTTATTTTGAGAAGCATAGAGGCGGAGACCTTATAATATCGGGCGGCCTTAGCAACAACCTAAACGA